CGCACGCCCTAGAATCGCAAGACTATAGCTTCATGGTCTCTGGTGAAGAATATTCCAGGCTCTCAAGAATCCTCGCAGCAGGGATTTACCGGAGAGGACAAACAACAGCATACGACCCTATATGCATAATCCCTGGCGGTGCTGAACGAGAAAACCTGCTACCTAACTATGCAGCCTCCGGTCTCGGCGGCATCAATGAGCAGCAGTTAGCAGTTGCTGGCGAAAAAGACCAGGACGGGTACCCCCTGCATATTATGCATCAAACTATCGGGGACGGTTGGAAGGACGCCACGCCGATTATCCCGTACCCCTTCATGGATAGGGAATTCGTGTATGGTGCAGCATTGAAAAGCAAATCAAAGCTGAAAATCCTCATGTATGGCAGCGGAAGCAAAACATATTATGGGGAGATAGAAAACACGAGCAATAAAACAATGTTTGTTAAATCGCTTATCGCCAATGCTGGGCTTAGTATAAACAGCTTCAAGCTACAGGTGCAAGGGACATGGGGGTACCCGTATGTTCGGGCGTATGAAAAACGTCCAGGAGCAAGTTACTGGCTGCCAGGTAGGGTTATTCTACGTTCAGCTGTTGAATCGTTCGAGCGAGTAGCTTTGAGAACATCTCCCGGGATGGAACCCATGTATAAGGTGAACGCAAAGATTATAGAGATAGGAAACCGCACGAATGGATAATTTTGTTCTTCCACAAAAGTTTGAGTCACCAATCACGACTGCTGCACATGGTGAAGTAATCTCGTCCGCGCAGATCACGATTGACGGAAAAGATTACGGGATGCAGCAGGTAGAGGTTTCTTCTGGTTGTTCGTCTGAGCTGCCAGGCCGTTTAGGTGTGGCGCAAAGTTTTAGCCAGGGTGTAGGTACTATCACGTGGGATATGCCGCAGGATTCCTCCGTAAATTTTGTGACTATGCTGTGTGGAAAACCTGGGGCGGAGGATGCGTTCACGATTCCTCCGGTTGGGGCGTCTGTGTCTATTCAGATGGGGCGCTCACCGTCTCTAGAGGGTCAAGCTCTAAAAAAAGTCTTGACAGGTCGTGTAGATTCGCATGAGATTGACCCGCAGACAGGTGGTCTAATCACTAAAATTGTGGACGAATGGGACAGGTTTTCAGAAACAGTTCGTGTGCTGGCGAATACTGCGTGGATGCCAAATGATCCCGATAGTGATGGGCCGCCGTTTCCTTGTGCGGCATCTATTTCTGCTTATGTGTGGAATATTCTTGAGCAGTGTGGGTATTCACCTGCTGCCCGATCGAAATTGCCTATTGGGTCAGACACGGCGACTCTGGTTTATGCTCCTTTGCAGGGGAGCGCGTTAGTGAACGAGAAGCGCGGCCACGGGATTCTGGTTGATGTGAATGGGGGCACTAGCTGGCGTGAGAATCAGAGCACACCAACTTTTGTCTACTACGATTCTGGCCTGCTGTTTTTCCAGAGAGGCTTTATCACCTATGAGACGAATCCGAATACTATTGATAACTATTACGATTCTGCTACGAAAGATTTTTTTGTTCGCGGGCAGATAGGGCCACGCCATGACGGTGTTGTCAATATCAACATTTACTCTGTGAAGGATAACCGGAGAGTCTCGGTGCCGATCAGGATCGAAGCGGACGGTACTTTGCATGCTGGTAGGGTTGAGAAAGCTGGGAAAGTACCTAAGAACGGGCGTTTTGAGGTCAAAATCAGTACTCAACGCTGGGAAGCTAATTTCTCTGATGGTACACAGGCTTATGGGAAATTTGATGTTGCCCCAGAGGTTAATAGCAAGGTTTATGCTATAGAGATTGTGGGGCACTCTGGTAAGCCAGAACTGGCAGATGTGCATGTTTTTGGGCGTGACCTCCCGTTTGCTGATAGGAGACAGGCGTTTGTTGCTATCCCATCCGAAGCTATAGGAACAGGATTCGTGAAATCATGCCGTGATAAAGTAGCCCGTGACGCCTTGGAAGAGGTCGGGCAGGCGTTTGGTATGCCTATGTGGGTTGATGGTGAAGGACGTTTACATTTCCATGCCCTAACCCAGCTAGATAAAGAAGGCGTCGCGTACTCTATCCCGAAGGATGAAATCGTCGATTACAGCCTGAAACTGGACTTGCTGAGGTGCGCTAGCAAAATATCTGTGCGCTATATTGCTCCCTCCTACAATGATTTGCCTGCACACGGTAATGAAACATACGTCAAAGTTTATGAGGGCACAAATGCTCAGGTGAAACCTGGGGAGAGACAGACAGAAATATTTTCTATCCCGGATACTGAGGAATGGTTCGGGATTGACAAACAGCCTGCAGACTATGATTTCATTCAGGTCTGGGGGACACCGTGGAAGGATATTCCTAGCGGTGCGGCTTACCGTGCTAGTAATATGAGTAAGATTATTAATAAGGCATATAGCCGTTCTGTCGATTACACGATTGACCCTACCGTAGGGTACCCAGGATATTGGACTCGCCCAGTTATCCGAGATATAACACCCTGGGTATTCGAGATGTCCTCAGACTACTCACAGCACAGAGGAAATGTCTTAGAGCGCCGTTTCCCTACACAACGTGAACTGAGCATCTTTGAAGATATGTCTGGGTGGCGTATGCCTATCATCCGTGCAGCACGCAAGGTCGAATACGGCAATAATTCATCCACGGTTACTGTAGAAGTTGGTAAAAATGGTGCCCCTGTTTTTGAACACAACATGGGTGTGTGGGGTGAAAGTAGGGAAAAGGCAGAACGTATCGGCAATTCGTTTAAAAAATATCTGCAGAACACGGTGTGGTGTGATCGTTTAACGGTAATGTTCAACCCTGCCTATGAGATTGGTAAAAAGGTTAGAGTTGAGCTGCCGGAGGGTGGCACCTTCACGATGATAATTCTTGGTGTTGAACAAAGACCAGCTGACGGTGTAACAACATTGACGACTAGGGTTATCCCATCATAGAAAGGAACCATAATTATGGGTTATGCGACTGTTGAGGGGCGGTTCCTCGCTCCTGCAGCCCCAGTAGGGGGCAACCCTACGCCTATGCAAGGTAGGGTGATTTTCCGCCCAGAAATGCGGGAAGCCGCAAACGGGTACACCCACCTGCCTGCTGAGGTAGAAGCAACGTTAGAGAACGGGTACCTGTCATATGGTGGCTCACACGGCGTGCGGCTCATGACACCTGACGATTCTACAGTGCCTCCCTGGTGGGAGTGGGTAGCTATCCTATACCTGCACACAGGTGGGGACATTGTTCGGCATGAGCCGGTTAGGTTTAGCCTGAAATCTGGTGAAACGGTTGATTTCGCGCAGATTGTGACGCGCGGATATGAGCCTCCGAGGCAACCAGCACCGCGACCTGCTGACGATGGTGCACCGATCCGCCTACATGTGACTGTTGGTGCGGATGGTACAGCCGCTATCACCACGCACACCGAATAAGGAAAGAGAGCTATGGTAAACATTGAGATTACTGGGGCTAACCGCCTAGCGGCTGTCACTGAGGAAGGGGCGCTGTTTGGGAAGCCTCTAGAATCAGCCAAGGCTGCTGCACGTGAAATCGTGGATGCACGTGTGCAAACTGTTGAGAATACCCTTCCTGGACGGGTTGAAGCAGTAGTCACAGAGAAACTGCCGGCAGCTGTGCAGGCTGCAACGGGTAGCGAAATTACCCGCCAGATTGACGAGCGTGTCACACCTACCATTGAGTCTAAGGTATCGTCCGTTATTGCAGACAAAACGGCAGGTATCAAAACCGAGATACTATCCTCTGTTACTACAGAAATAGATAGTAAGGTGGAGGCTGGGAAAACTGCTGCGGTCACTGAGGCAAAGTCCGCTATCCCTGCCGTTGTGGACTCTGCGGTGCATGAGGCTATCTCCAAAATAGATATTGGGGAGAAAGACTTCGGGTTCACTGGCCGAGACATTGCGGCGACGTCTTATTGGCACCCCGATTTTTGGAATGAGAACACGCAGAAAGGTTCAGAATGGCGTAAGCTCCTCAATACTGGGTCTTCCCTCGGCATCGTTGTTTTGGATAAGGCATCTGGTGAATGGGGAGATGCTGTAGACGAAAACTTTCTGAAACAGGGTATGCTCGCTGAGGCTGCGGGCGCGAAATGGTGTGCATTCTATCTGTCGTCACGTTTCGGTGCTATGGCAGAGGAGGCGGACGCTGCGTATCGTGAAGAAGTTCGCAAAAATCTGAACGTGACAATGGATAAGGTCGAGCGTGCAACATTCGATAGGATCGTGCAGCAGGCTAAGAACATTATCTCGTGGTATAAGGGGCCTGATAAGATTCGGAAAGTCGCCATTTTTGTGGACGAGGCTGTGCATGGCTGGTCTGAGGGGCAGAAAAAGGTTGTCCCTTGGTATAAGCGCCTGTATTTGCGCCTCAAGCAGGAGCTTGGCGAGGATGTTCTGATTATCATCAACCCTGGTGCAAACACTGTACCGGAGATGATGGAAGCCTGCGACGTTGCTATCACCTATGAGTCGTCCGCGTCGAAATATATTGACCCGGAAACGAAGTTCATTCACCCAGACCACTATAAGACCATGCCCGCGTGGAGGTTCTGGCATGTTATTCATGGTGTCACTAAAGACAATATTGATGCCGTGTTTGCGACTGCTGAGAAGTTCAATATTGGGCACCTGTACGCGACAGATCAGAAGTTCTCTGTCGGTACAGGTAGCGAGGATGAACCAGAAGAAAACCCCTACGACTATGCACCCTCTGATTGGGTTATCCAGGACACGAAATCGTGGGTGAAAGGCGTTCTACCGTTTGAGCAGCGCGTATCCGCACTAGAAACTGTCCGTACTGTCCCAGCTGGTAGAACATACAACCTATCAGAGGGGCAGAGCATCGGAGGTTTCTTCTTGGCTGGTGCAGTTACCCACCCAGCTGGTGTGCAGTGGCAGACCCCGAATAGTGCGGCACCGTCTACTGGGTTAGTTATCCTGATCCGCGCGAACGACACCATATATGGGTATGCGCCTGGCATGACCTCTGCTCCTGCGGTGGCCGCTGCCCAGACACCGACCGCTTCGGTTCCTTCGACCGGGTGGCGACTGATGACCGAGCACTGGAAGATACCAGGTGGCTATATCTATATGCGCCGCGACGGGAACCAAGTAACCATTCTCGCTGCCAATCATTTCACAGGCGGATCGACTATCCCCAAGGGAAAGTATTTG